ATAGCAGCTTCTACACCTACACCTAAAGATGATGCTTTCTTAGGCAAGGTATATAAGTTTATAGACTTGGTAGCAATCAATATTGCTAAGGCTAAAGACAAAGCACCAGAGGCTAAGTAATGAGTAAAATCCCAGAGCTTTATACCTATAGGGTTGAGGTTCTCAAAATAATAGATGGAGATTCTGTTCGGCTATCTGTGGATGCAGGCTTTGGGATTACTTTAAAAAATCAGTCTTGCAGAATTAGTGCCATAGATACTCCAGAATCTAGATTGAATGTAAAAAGATACCCAGAAAGAGCTAAAGAAAAAGAATTAGGCTTAAAGGCTAAAGCTAGATTGAAAGAATTGTTAGAAGGTGAAGTAATATTACATTGTTTGAAAAGAGACAAGTATGGACGATTGTTAGGTGTTTTATATGCAGAAGGTGAAAATGTTGGAGAAACATTGGTTAAAGAAGGTTTGGCTTGCCCTTATGAAGGTGGTACAAAAACAGCTAAAGTCAGAGAAGATGGAACGTGGGGAGAATAAAATGCAGATATCGGAAGAGGGATTATCTCTAATTAAAAAGTTTGAAGGATGCGAATTAGAAGCATACCTTTGTCCTGCAGGTGTATGGACTATAGGATATGGTCATACAAAAGATGTTAAAGAAGGAGATAAGATAAATAAGGAAGAAGCTGAGTACCTTTTACAAGAAGAAATGATAGAGTATGAAGGCTATGTGAATGACTTTGTTGAAGTTACTCTACAGCAACATCAGTATGATTCCTTAGTTTCGTTTTGCTACAATTTGGGAGGTGGTTCGCTTAAGAAAAGTACGCTCCTCAAGGTACTCAACGATAGCAAGTATGAGGAAGTACCTGCACAGATAAGAAGATGGAATAAGGCAGGCGGTGAAGTTTTAGAAGGTTTGGTGCGTAGAAGAGAAGCTGAAGCGGTCATGTTCATGGGTGGAGAGTGGTACGCAGTCTGATGGCACTATCTAAGAAACAAAACAAACGTCTAGGAGCAATACTATCTGTAATGTTTGAAGAGGACACACCTAAAGAACACTTACAAGAATTAGTTAATGAAGGCTTTGTAGCTAAAGAAGGTGAGGATGTGTCTATCACACCACTTGGTCTCAACGAAAAAAATCGTCTATGCACACTTAGTGGATTGAACATTATGTATTCTTCTGAGAAGAAAGAAGATAATTAGTGTTTAATATATTGCTCTAAATCACACTTCAAATCATCGGCATAAAACTCTTGACCTTCATCAAATATCCTGCCTTTGTTAGCAAAATCTATAGATTTACATATAAGTATTAATTCATCATCTTTAAGAAAGTAAGATTCTTTACCATCTAACAAATCTTTTCTAGTTTTTTCTTTGTAAACAGCTTCATAAACTGCTGTGAATACTTGTTCTTTTTCATCCTTAGTAATATCTTCTAAAAGAAAATCTAATCTAAATTCTGTATCAGCTTTTAGTTCTTGATTCTTCTTTAAGAATTTCAACGCTTTCTTAATTAACGCTACGTCTTTATTGGACAAACTTTTCATCAACATTTTATTTTCTCCTACTTATAATTTTTTTGGTTAGTTCTGGTGATATCTTTGAATCAGGGTTTTTATCAGGATGTACCCTAGACAATATAAAAGTTAATTCTTCTTTTGTAAAACCTAGATTATTCCCACTATTACTAGCTCTTGCTAATCTCAAATCTCTTTCTAACAACTGTATTCTCTGTTCTTGTAACTCTAATTTTTTTTGTTGATTCTCAATTTTTCTTTTTAAAGCACTTGTGTCTTCATTTAGTCGTGGCGCACCAAAGGTAAGAGTACCTGCTGTAGTTGTTTTGCCACCACCATCTATACTTAAATCAACCATTTTTTATTTCCAATTACTTCCTTCATACCAACCAACTAAAGAATATCTTTTGCCTCTGCTAACTGGCATAACTCTATGATATAAAAAAGAAGGAAATACTATCACAGTTCCCTTCTGCTTGATGATTTCTTGACTGGGTGTACCTATATCCTCTGAAAACATAAACTCTCCACCAGAGTAATCTTTGGGATCAGAAAGCTGTACTGTGATCCCTAGCTTTCTCACTGATGCCCTGTTGTCCATTCGCATATCAAAGTGTTCGTCATAGTGACCACCTTCTCTGTACTCTGCAATCTGAAACTCTCTAAATCCGTTTAAGTCAAATCCGAAACATTCACTATTAGCCATGACTATATACTTCTCTATAAATTTATTGATCTTGTCATTGTCATCAGAACCATATGGAAATCCAACCACTGTAGATTGCCTTATCTTTTTGTTTAAAGAATCGTCACCAACCTTACCTATTTGTGTGGCTTCTGCATGAAACAAAGATTTGATCTGTTCACAATCTATGTCAGATACTTCTGCATCCCATGCGTACCACCAACTGTTCATGCCCAAACAGTCTCTGTAACTTTATTTGGATCAGCGTACTCAATGACTATTCTGCCACTTCTATACTTGACCCTTCTAAAGCTGCCACATTCTATATAAAGAGATTCTACCATTTGATCTAACTCTTCTTTCTTTAACCTATTTCTAGCTAGGTCTACCTTATAATCATACTCAGTCATAATACTCCCCTGTATATAATTACGTATTGATTCTACTAAATGTTTCAACATATAAAATACCCCCCTATCATATTGATCAAAAATTGAACAGTTATTTTTGTGGTCTATTTATATACCAAAGTTCAAACTTTTCCCATATGGCTCTACCGAAATAATATGGTAAAAATATTATCAATATCCAACCAAATAAAGATAAAAATAAAAGTCCTACAACTGTAAAGAAAGATACATCTCTAACAGTATCAAAGATGCTATTTTTTTTATCAGTGGTTTTTAATGGTCTGCCCCATTCGTCATGTGGTTCGTTTGGTTCTATCATTTTATGTTTCCTCAATTAAAAAGAAACCACTCTGGACTATTTAACATAGCAAGTCAAACTTTTTTCTAAATTTATTTACATACACAAATACGAAAGTGCTTGCAATCCAGAATGGACTTCTATAATATACACATATTAAGTTAATAAATTGATTAGGAGATAAAATGAAAGTATCAATAAAACAAAAAGAACGTGGTCTAGAGATCAGACTTAATGGAAGATATGTAGGTATGGAAGCAAATTGCACAGACAAAATTGTTTCTATTCAGACTGGTGGATATAAAGATCACAAACTTTTAGGCATAACTTCTACAGGTAAAGCGTTTGAAATATCAGGTGGTAGACACGCAGGCGGTGCAAGAAATGACTACTGGTTGTTAGTTGATGATGTCGTTATTGATTACGCTCATAGCGGTAAAGAATTATTAGAATTACTTTGTGCAATAGAATGGACTGACAAACAGGTTGCATTCTCTAATAAATTATACAAAGAAAGATATGGGCAGGCATAAAGCCTGCTCTCTAAATTGAAGGAGATAAGAAATGAAAACATCAGTATTAATTGCAACAAGGAGTTGACCTTAGACCATAACGGATTTAGTATCATTCACCCACAAAAAAAAGGAGGACAGATGTCTATAGAGTGTTTGAACGCAGCCTTAAAAGTAGAAGGCTTACCCACCAGTTCCAAGTTCGTTTTAGTAGTTCTGTCAAACTACGCAGACGAGAGATCAACTTGTTACCCATCACATTCCCACATTGGAAAAATTGTAGGCATCAAAGACAGGAAGCACATTGGCAAGATCATTAAACAATTAGAAGTTCTTGGTTATCTTAAGATCAACAAAAGATATAGGGATGATGGAGGTAGCCTTAGTAATTTATATCAATTATCTATAGAGAGGGGTGTCAGCACCCCCCCCCTACTACAGACCCCAACCCCAGTGGTCTCAGCACCCCACAATACTAAAGATGATACTAAAGAGAGAGATATAGATAACGACTTTGAAACTTTCTGGAAAAGCTATCCAAGAAAAATAAATAAGTATCAGGCAAAACAAAAGTATTACTTAGTCACCAAAACTTACGACAAAGAAAAGTTGAACGAAATGTTAGAAAAGTTTGTTGCACATTGCAAAGCAGAATCTACAGAACAAAAATTTATTCCTCATTGTTCAACTTGGCTCAATCAAAAAAGGTTCTTGGATTATGAAGATATAAAAATAGAGGACATAAAAAAGATCACACCTACAAAAGATAAAGACAAAGACAATAGACCACAGTGGATGCGTGATAAAGAGACTCTAAGCAAACAAAACGAAGCTAGGGTATCTAGTTCATGGTCTACAGAACAACAGCCTAAGAAGGCTTTTAAAGCTAATCCAAAGGCAAGCCAAAAATTAGCAGAGATAGCTGCTAAACATAATCTGTAAAATGTTAGAGGTAGAAATCGTTGGGAGAAACTTTACCGCCAGTAGAGTCGTAGATGACTTTGCATTCATCGGCTCTAGGTCTACGCTTCTCCAAGACCCATTTGCTAATGCAACCTTGTGTAAATGTGTGACCAGTCTTGTCCTTACAGACCTCAATGAACTGGTGTTGAGTTAATGATTTATCGTTTAAGTATTCAGCTAATTTCATGTTTTATATTATTCCTAAATGGTTTGCTAAAAATCCAAACAGGAATTATACTGCAATATTGAATCAAATGAAAATAATAAAAAGGAGAAAATATGAATAACAATCCATTTGACACTTTTGGGATAGAGCATCTATCCAACTCAAGCATCAGCTTGTTTATATCTAACACCCCTAAGTGGGTTCTTAACTATCTGCATAAGATAAGATCACACACAAACCCTGCGATGCTTAGAGGCACAGTGGTAGATCATGAGATAGGCAGACAAGAAAAAGAACCACTGCCCATTCCAGAGTCTATACAAAGAGCAGTCCTTGAGTTTGATACAACCGTTAAACAACTCAAGAAGGAAAAAGCATTTGAGATAGACGATGCAAAAGAACTTAAGGAGAAACAGAACCTAGCAAAATATCTTGAGCTTGCCATACCTCACTACAAGAACTTAGGTAAGGCAAACCATCAACAAAAGATTGAATATGAACCAGATTGGTCGCCAGTACCCATCATCGGCTACTGCGATTTCACTTACCCAGAGTTAGGCATAGTCAGAGACTTAAAGACTACTGCCAAGAAACCCTCTGAGATACCAGATTCAGTGAACAGGCAACTGTCCATTTACAGTACCGCACTAGAATATGTACCACTTGTAGACTATGTAATAGTGAATCAGTCCAGACAGGATGTGATCACTATGGAAGTCAATGATGTGGATAAATGGATGTCACAAGTACAAGGAGCTGTCATAGCAATGCAGAACCTTTTATCTTTGGGCGACTTAAATGAAATAACTTCAGTGATGTACCCTGACTTCTCCGATTGGATGTGGTCTGACTATGAGATAGAACAAATCATTGAACGTAAAATATGGAGTATAAAATGAATGTTGAATTGACATACAAAGAAGTTTGGGCAACTTTAAATGCCTTAGACCTTAGTGAGTATCACGATAAGAAAGGTAACTTTACTTATCTATCTTGGACTGATGCTTGGAAGATATTGATGGAGCATTATCCTTTCGCTACTTATGAGTTTCAACCTGAGACTTATGAGAATAACGGAACTGTGATGTCTCATTGCATTGTGAGGATAGGTCACTTAGAAAGATATATGTGGTTGCCCTGCATGGACAATAGAAACAACTCAGTTGCTAACCCAACCACGAGACAGATACAAGATTCAAGAATGAGATGTCTTGTAAAGTGTCTGGCAATGTTTGGTCTTGCTAACTATATATTTCGTGGTGAGGATTTGCCTGATGCAGACAAAGATGCAGCAGAGGCACAAGTTACACAAGAAGTTGAAGAAGTTGAATCTGAAACGGAAACAGGATTCAGCATCAAAGAACTCAACGGTAATATCAAGAGCAACTGCAAGACTGCAAGTGACTTCTTGGTACAGATGAGAGTGGAGTATCAGAAGTGTGTGCAGGAAGAGAAGTCATTTAAAGGTCTGTATCTGATGAATAAAGATCAGATAGACCAAGCCTACGAGAGTGTTCCTGCAAGTGATAAGGAAGTTAAGGATGGCTTCAAGGCACTTATAGAACTAGGAGAGTCAGCATGAAGAAGATGTTAGGAACAGTACATGGTTATTTAGCATGGCAAGAAATTGACAATGATACTGGTGAAGATACTTTTCATTGTGTACCTCATGATGGTTGGGACTATAAACAGTTTCCAAGCATGGAAGAACTTGGTAAGTACATCGGTCAAAATAAATTGAAAACATATTAGGAGATAAAATGAAAAAGATGACACTCACAGACTGCCTCTATGAGATTATGAAAGATGGAGGGTGGTATACGTTCTGGGCATTGCAAGACCTCATATCAAATCACTTCAATCTTTTCTACGGAGAAGCAACTATCTCAGCAGGTCTAAGGAAACTTAGAAACTATGAGGAAAGAAAAAAGTATAACCTTAAAGAGTATGGAGAGGTCGTAGACAAACGATCTAGACTTGCAGGAAAAGGTTATGAATATAAACTGAACGTCCAGACAGGACAACAAGACTTATTTTAGGAGAAAATTATGGAACAACAATACGATAA